TTCCCTCTTATAAATCCAGTATCAGGTTCACCACTATCAGCTACATAGCCTGGTACGTTTGAAGCTTCCCATAAATCTTTGAATTTACCCATTATGCGTCAAACCTCACTACTATTCCCAACGCTATATCCTTTTCGTTCTTTATGGGTGCTGACAGTTGTCCTATCGCTATAAGTTGATTGAAGTCGTTATACAACCCAACCTTAGTTACATACGGTCTAAATTCAGAGTGTGTTACGAAATTTTCGAACTCAGTTGCTGCTGTATAGGAATTTCCGTATGAGCCTGATGTAGCAGTTGCGTGTCCTGGAGGAAACAATTTCCAAGCTTCATCTCCTGTAACACTTATACTACCACTTCTCTGTTTTGTGGCACTTATGTTCATCGTTCCATTGAATTCGTTCTCTCCGATTATACAAGTATATTCGTGTTCTGTTATTGTTGCTTGCGCTTTGTATTCAATTGAGAATCCATCAGTTCCTTCTTTCTGTCCGACATCAATATATTTACTCCCAGTATCCGTCATCACAAGTACACCATGTTCGTAAAATATATTTCCAACCACCGAACCTGTAGAATCGGTTATCTCATTATAATCAAACTTTCCATTCGCAGCACTTCCGCTTTTGAATTTTACAAAAGACGATGAATAATTAAAATCGTATAAATTCCCATCTCCGTCATCCTTTATGGAAAGGGATGTATCACCACTGTCATCCGTAATTGTTACTGAACCAGGCTTTATTCTTTCACCATATAACTTCTGTGGAATTGATATTACAGATGCTGATGTATGTAAAAACCTATATTGTCTACCATCGTTAGCACCAAAGTTTTGATACGGATTTATATCAGTAAACTCTCTCCTATCAGTACCACTTTTTTGTTTGTAGTACATATTGTTTATTAGATGCCAAGATGGTAAGGAATAGAAAGAAGAACTAACATTGTTAGAAACATCTTGGTATGTTTTTACTACAGCAGTTGATGTATCAAAGTTATTTGTGCTTCCACTAATTGCTCTAAAAGAAAAAACACCACTCCCACTATCAGCATTCGTTACAGTAAATGTCTTATTGACTTTGAATGGTGTTATTCTTTTATCGCCTGGGTCTAGTGTCTTAAACATGACCTATTTCTCCCTAGCTTAGAAATCTAATTTTACTTTTATAAGAGCTTCTCTCGAAAAAGATTTCAAAAGTGGTTTACTTAGTTTAGCAACTGCTAATAGTTCATTAGCATCATTATATAATCCAACTTGTGTTATAAAGGTTTTTGGATTCTTATAATATGTACCAATCGTAAAGGAACCATCAGAAGCAGTAGCAAAAGTTGGGTTGGCACTAAAGTTGAATTCCTGATTTGGTGCTCTAACAAAATAGTGCTGTGAAGTAATCACCTCTTCTCTACGCGCTTGAAAATGTGAACCTGATTCAATCTTTTGGAAAAGTTTGAAAGAGTTATCTCCATTTACATTTGAACCTGAAATAGTTCCCAAAGAAGCGCTGGTATTCAAAACAGGTCCGTTGAACACTAATATTCCTAAGTCAGGATAAAACAGACCATATCCACCACCATCTTGTGAAGAAGCAGCTGTATGTGTTACAGCAGTTCCACTAGCTATGGAACCACTAACGATATTGAATACCCTACCACCTTGGTTTACAGTTGGACTTGTAGTAGCACCACTATCGTCAATGAACCTTAGTTCTTTTCCACCACCAGCATCACCTAATCTAAGTTCCCAGTTGCCTGGATCCATCTTTTCTCTTAAGAACTCTCTTGAAATAGCAATAGCGTAGACAAACTTTGGTGTTATGTTTCCACCAGTACCAGCAAATGTAAATTGAGACTCTTGTGGTCCTAACAATGTATTAGATAATTGTCTGTATATAGCAGCTGAAGCCCTGTTACCATCAACTCCGATTTTTCCTAAAGAACCACTTCCGTTTAAGTGAGCATAAGCAATGGAGAATTGGGTTTTTCTTGTCGTAGTAGAGGCTGGAGAACCATAAACATCTAAGTAATGTTCTCCTGAACTACCAGATTGTACCGATGATGTATAAAAAGCAGTTAATGTTCCATCACCATTTTGCCACATTCCTGAGGAAACAGTGTCTTTCACATTAGTGATTACATCATTTTCTGAGTTAAATAATTTATAAATTGCCATCTTCTACTCCTTGATTATTGTAATGCGACTGACCCTGCACCTGTTATTCTTACGTTATTACTTACAGTTATCGAATTAGTAGCACCAGTATCGTTTCCTATTACTGTTAGCTGTGTTGATAAACCACCAGTTGGTGAACTTGGTGTTAGAGGAACCAAACTCAATCTTACCGAACTAGCAACTACAGTCTTACTGTTAGGAGCGTCATCCTCACCTAAGAAGAAAGGTGTAGTAGCACCTGGTGCTCCAGCCCCAGCTCCAGTAGCAACATTCATAGTTACCACAGATTGATCGTGTAATATAAATGTGTAACTATTATCAGCTACATTAGCAGTAGTAGCTTGTACGACCACACTTGGTTGATTCAATCCACCAGCTGCTGTAAAGTTTACCGAACCAGGACTAACAGTCAGTACTGGCATTCTAGCAGTATTTTTCGGAAGAGTTACTAATTTATATCTCATCACGTGATTTTCATCAGGAAATGCTTCTAAAAGAGGCATGTTCTCAATTACCTTTCCATAGTAATCACTTCCATTTGGATGCGTTACATCCCAAAGACCATAATCTACTTCATCATCGGATAAAGCAAATTTAGTAATATTGAAAGCTGATGTTCCTTGTGCTAATAATTCCCTACCTTTTTTGGTAAGAATAGCATCTACAGTTATGGTTGCGTTATTTAAAAATCCCATATCTAGCTCCTAAATTGTATTATAATATTGTGATCGTGATATCATATATAAATATCACAATTTTAAATTTTTCATTTTTTTATTTTTCATTATTCAAGACTCCATCGTCTTTACCTTCATCAAATTTTCTTTGTTGTTTTTTACTAACTTCACCTTCTACTGGTCTTTTAGGTTTAGGTAGTTTTTCAAACTTACCTTCGGAATTAATTATTCCCTTTTGTTTCTTCTTTTTGGTAATACCACCAGGTTGTACGGAAGCACCATCAGCACCTATTCCAGCATCACTAAACTTTTGTACTTTTGGTTTTTGTTTTTTGTCTCTAAACTTAAAGTCAGCAACCTTACCATCTCCAGTCTTCAACGTAGAGTCACCACTTTCTTGTGTAACAAGCTTAGTTGGAGATGTGATTGTTATTTCAATTGGTCTTCCACCATCAACCGTAGTGTTTATTGTATTTTTTACACCAGCGTAAAAAGAATTAAATTTTGCTTGTGATTGTTCAACCAATGTGTCCAAATCTACATTATAAAAGGAAGATGAGTTAGCCAATCCTAAAGAAGCACTCAATGCTGTACTATAGAACTTCATCACCTTTTGGTTTCTACCATATATGCGAGAGCCGCTTATTATTGGTTGTCTAGCCTCATTATACTTTACATCACCTTGTGTTATAGAAGAAGTTACATATAAACCAGGTTGTCCAAGCCTCTGCCATAAAGAAAGTTCAAAGTTTCTGTCTTTTACCTCTGATATCGTACCATCGTATGTGTCATATGAACCAGTGATTGATATAGCAGAACCTGATTCGTGTGTGTTAGAAATCCTAATCGTATCGGAATATGAATCTGTGGTGGAAACAGCAACACCCGCATTATAAGAACCAGTTATTACTATCAAACTATCCTGTGCTTTACTCATATTGATAGTTCCTCTGTAATTTTTAGTCTCAGCAGATGGTTTTTTACCCATTATCACTTTTGGTCTTTCAAAGATATTAGGTTCTACCAATACTCCTATATCAGACTTTGCTCTAGCAGGTACCAGCTTCCTAAGTTGTGGATACAATGATGAGTCATAAAACTTTAAAAGTCTAATGTAGTCCCAAAAGTTGTTAGGCTCTGTATACTTTTGCCAGTAGTTATCAGATATATCATTTAGACCTCTATAACTTAGTTCATCTTTATCTCTAGGGTCTCCCAAATAATTTTCGAAATTCAAATCACCGACAGAATTTATTATATCATTGTTTATAACATCCGTAGGAGCAAACCATATCCCAACCTTATTAGAATCATTTGGTGCTGTATCGTATCGGCTATTTGTTACTCTTCTTGTCGAGCTTAATATTTGTCCTGGTTTTATATTATTATCCTCAATCCTAACTTTATTCGTACTTCTCCTCAGAGCACCTATACTTGGTATGTGACTTTTCTGTTCATCAACCACATTTCTAAAAAAGTTTCCTGTAAAACCATTATGTGAACCTGAAACTGTTGAGGTTTGATTCGAACTTACATCACGAATACCAACAGTATCTGTTGATAAATTTTTATTATCATCAAAAGAGTATCTCAACACTAAGTTGTTATAAGAAGAAGAAATGCTATTACCTTCGTAAGCCTTTGGATTAGCTATATGATTCTTAAAGTGCTTTACACCCAAAGTTTCAGTCCAATGCCTGTATTCCATTATGGAGCCTGATAGTTGTGAACCAACAAGCGCATCATCTGCACTACCACCTATATAGATAGTTCCATCATTTGCATAAGATATATTATAAGAAGATGAAGCAGCTATATCGGTAGACATAGTGACTGCTGAGAATAAGTTTAGCTTACTTCTACTCACATCATATTTTCCGACAGATAGTTGAAATGATTGAGTTACATGACTATCTGAACCAGATGTTCTTCTCAACATAACAGAATAAAAATCTCCGTCATAGACAGGAAACTCCGAAGATTGTATTTCCTTTAGTCCATCCGAGCCACTCAATTGAAATGAAACATATCCATAATTATCGGAAGAGCCATTATCTTTTAGACGAATATAAAAGCTAGATGATACATTTGGGGATGTTGGTTTCTTTTCAACTAAAATATGATTAGAACTACTTACAGCTCTAAATCTAAATTCTATCGTATCTGGTTTTCTACCTGAACTGGAATCATTAGACCAAGGTAATGAAATATACTGAGCACCTTTGAAGTCTAACGCTTTCGTAAACTTTCTTGTTATCTCAAATTGTGGAGTTTCGTCATCACTTACATTAGGACCACCATACTCCTTTACCCTCAATATTGTGGATGGTATACCATAAATATTTATCAATCCCTTTAGAGCCTTTACAGTTCCCTTATGTTTTAGGAAGAAAGGCATGTTGTTTATGATACGACTCCAAAGTTCTCTAGTAATATCTTGTTGTGAAACAGCAGAGAATGTAGATACGCTTGATCCTGTAACCTCATTGCCAGTAAAGAATCTTGGTAGACTGACCAAATCAGAACTATCATTTAGTTTCCATCCTAAAGACCTACCAACACTATATAATAAGTCTTTTGATATTCCTTCCGATAGTTTTTCCCTTCTATCAAAAACATCACCTAGTGATTTTATGTAAATCCATATGTTATCAAAGTGGTGTGCTATCATATCTGTGAATTTTAGGTAATCTGTGTTACCGCTATCATCGATTATATGCTGTGGCAATAAACCACTCAATCTGTTACCATTTTCTTCATCATACAACGAAGCAGATATTTTACTTTTACTGAACCAAGTTGTTGCTTCCGAAGAAGTGGTGTGTGCTAACACATATGGATTGGTTAGAGTTCCACCGCCGCTAACCTTTGGCCAAGCGTTATCATAAAAAACTCCTAATGAGCTACTCTCATAAGATGAACTTTGGAAGTACATATACTTTTCAAATCCATCAAAATTGTTCTTTACATCATTTATCCTTATATCCCATAAGTCTCTATTATCAGTTGAGCCCGATACACTAACCAACGAAGCACTTGTTGCGTTATAACTTTCAATAAGCTCTAATTTATATTTGAAGTTGTCCAACCTTCTTTCAACTGAACTAAAGTTTGAAAAATTTTCGTATTTAGAATAGTCCACATTTATCTCAGCACTAGCTCTACTAGCGGACACTATTTTATTCTTTAGTTCACCAGATACAATACCATCCGATGTTAGTATATCACCTTCATTCTTAAATTGAGTTGTCCTTCTCTCTATAGGATTGTTTATGTCCGATAAGTTTGGACTTCTTAGCAACCTATCACCTATTGGACTATCTTCGAATTCTACAACCCTCACCGAATCTATTATAGGATCTATCATCTCCTTTACCACTGTACATTCAGAATATTTTTGGATGCCTGGTGGTAATGGGCTATACAACTTAAAAACTATCGAGTGTGGCCATTTTACGACAGAGGCTCTATCTTGTCTAAAATTTGTTGTAAGGAACATTCTGTCTCCGAACTTTAGATAAGTTCTTAGTTCTCTAGGATTGAATACAGTGTAAGAAACATCAAATCCACGATAAGCACCAACACTATTTTCTTGTAGAAAGGCTTCAGCAGGATTATCATCATCCCCAAGTTCAATAGCAGCTTGTTCGAATGTCTTATCTACATTTATTATCTTACCATTATCACTTACGGAGGTTATCTGAGCAACAAATGGTTTCTTTACCAAAGTCTCGGATGTTTGTGCAGTTAGCTGAAACCTAACATCAATATCATCCACCCATAGTATACCAGGAGTACTGCCTATATAACCCTCAAATATAACAGCCCAATCAGAAGCTTCCAATTTCCAAGTTTCAGGAACAGGTATTATAGCCTCAAATTGTTCCCATTCATTTGCTTGTGTGTTTGATACTGTTGGAGCCATAACTCCTGATGTTGGTCTTACATAATTATATCTTGGTGGATTTGGTCCTGTGTACTTCCAATGGTAAGCACTTATCGATTCATTTGGTGCTGACCATATCCACTGTCCCTCTGGACTCTCAACGCCAACCCTATCACTTGAAAGACCTAAACTGAGTTCTCCTATTCCATTGTCTATGAGAGGAACGGAGTCCAGTTCAGTATCGTCATCAGCCAACAACCATCTTGTATTTCCAGGATTCCTAGTTCCTTGAACTATGTCCCTAACCACATTATCAGGAGCCCTTTCCCTTGTACCTACTCCGATAAAAAATTCATCAAACGTACCTATAAGCTCATACTCACCTCCACTATCTTGGTCGTATATTTGGTTTCCCTTTAGGTAAGCAAACCTAGACCAATCAGTAAATCCAAAATTAATATCTCTTTCAAAAACGACATCGACTTCCAATTGCATGCCATCAAATCCATCATCATTTATTGTTCTCGGATAATCATTTTTTATAAAGGAAGTTGTGCCAGCAGGAATTTCAAAGAAATCTCCATCCCCATCATCCGTTCTGTAGTATTGATCTCCAGCAAAAGCATAGTATCTAAAGTTACCATCCTTTCTGTGAAAAGTCCACTTTACCTTATTATCATTATCTATAATATTATTATTTAGTGGTTCATCAAAGTCTTTGATACTATTTATAGAACCTACCCTATGTTCAGAATCATCGAGACTACTAGCAAGTTTAAAATCGTTTTCATTTTTCTTTTGAAACATATCGTACCGAAAACCCTTGTTACTTGTATCGTTTCCAAGACCATCGTTATAGAATATTATAAACGAGCCAATCTGAACAAAGTTTGAATCTTTTAGTCTTGCTGGAACTATACTTTGAACCCTACCAAATTGAAATATATCCTCATAGTAACTTATCTGTTCATCCTCTCCATCAGCATTCTGTCTTGTTGTAAATGTGGTTCTCAGTAATGGAAACATCTGATCCCAAGTCTTAGCTACTAAGAAATTAGAATTTGATTGCTGTATTTTGGTAGCCCATATTAAATCCTGTTTACCCAATAAAACATAATCACCAAAATCAGCTCCACCAGAGTACAACTGACCAGTATGTAGGTAATTAAGCATAATCGAACCAATTCCACATCCATACTCAAAGTTTGTGCTTGATGGTTGTTGCCTTGGAAATAGAGGTCTTCTGGTTTCTACCGAATAATGATATGGTTGTACATACGGATGAGCGTTTACAGCAGTAGGAAATTGATTTGGATTTACTGTAAGATAATCTTCTCCACCAAACGAACCAACTATGGGTGCTGGTTCATCGACTACAGGATACCTTTCCCAAGACGTTCCATTCCACTTATACTGACCACCATCACTTAGTGTCCCTTCCATCGTATTGAATCCAGACCAATTTTCATTCAATCCTAACTTTATTGTAAATTGTCCAGCAAGCTGTCCTGCTGAATCATTTTCTACTGGATTTCTAGAAATAACCTTCCAAGCGCCGGTTCCTTTCGTTCCAGGAGGAGTTCCGAAGTAATTAAATGTATCGGATGTATCACCAACAGCTAAATCAGGAAGATTGCCACTTCTCCACCCATACCCTTGATTTGATGTAAAGAACTCCACCTCTCTTTGTCCAGTCGTTCTAACTGGATCAGTTATAGATTCAGCAGCTAATGCTCCTGCAACTGTGGGTGCTACATATCCATCGGGAGGACTTGTTGGTCTTTCTTCGTTAGCAGGATCACCTTCCACAAAAAATCCTTCAGGTGGATTGCTTGGTTCAGGTTCATCCAGCAACTCATTTGGGTATCTTGTCGTAATTCTTAGGGATTTATTTGGAACATTACTTTTTATCCAACCAGAAATTACTATATTGTCTCCCGCGTTTATACCCAATGATAATAAGGTATCTGTCTTCCAAGTATGTCCAATCATATTAGGTCTATGTGGGTTATCGAAAGGCCAGAGTTGATACTCCTCAGCAAATGATGAGTTGATATCTGGAAACTTCATACAGACACCACCATCACGACCTTCTCCTTGTACCCAATGTGACCAATATCCTAAGTGAACGGAATTTGCCCAAGTAGGATTATTTGTAAGCCAGCTCATCCATCCAACCGACCATTCTCCGACAGGCTTTACAGCATTTGCGTGTAAGTTGCTGTCCCAAGCATAAGAATCTCCATACTTTATAACGTTTCCTAGATCGTCTCTCACAAGAGAATCTTGTTCGGTAACAACGTTGTTCTCAGTAGTTGGAATTGTTGTGATTGTGTCTACAAGAAAAACATCGTTTATATAGATTGTACCACCAACCATTCTTGGTGTAAACAAAAACCCATCTATTTCAGGATTAAAAGTTAAGACATTTGTATTTGCGGCAAAATCACCATTATCATTTTCCGTTCCAAATTGTATGAGTCCTTCGGATGGTATGATTGTAGTCCTTCTTATTGATTCTCCTAACCTAGAAAAGTCTTCAAAATTATTTCTTCCATTTATTTCTTGAGCCTTTAATCTAACCTCTGTTCTTGTTGATGAAACAGCATCTACCAATAGTGTTAATCTTTTTAGTTGAAGCTCTTGTCCCCTCTCAAAATAATCTCCAGAAATGTTTTTCTTTTCATATATGATACCCTCATCTGTTACCTCTATAGCATCCAAGTTTTCAAATATATCAAAGTTTCCTTGTTCATTCGGTACGGTTTTTACTAAAACATCGTCTTCACTACCAGCAAGCCTTCTAAGAAAGCTATATTCTAAGTTGTATCTGCCAGACTTTATTCCACTTTTGTTTAGCTCTTGTACTGGCCTTATTATAAGTTTATCTTCCGCATCCAACTCTATTTCTGAATATGGTTTTATCGTAGATTCTATTATAGCATTTTGTGAGTTCAGAACCTTTGCTAATACGAAATCTCTATTTGGATTGGAACCAAATAATCCATTTTCGTAAGGTTTGTTTCCAATACGAATTTTATTACCAGCGCTTAGTAATTGTTTATCTGTGGGTGTTAGTTTACTTGCCATTATAGTTCTATTATATCTCTATCCAAGACCTCATCCAATATGCTATCGTTTATTCTATATTGTTCGGTTTCTAAAGTTTTAGGTATTATGGTTGTTTCATCATCATAAAATTCACCAGTATAAGGATCTTCAAATATCAACATAACCCCAGCTTCATCTCTGATGATTAGGCTACCATCATTGACATTTGGATTGTTGTTAGCTACAGGTCTTGTCTTATACAACTCTCTTTGTTGTATGTATGCTTGTTCATCAGCATCTTTGAGATTTTGATAGTACTCATTTTGCTGAAGCTCTTCTTTTGTATACGGCATTTTTATCTCACAACTTTGAATGTAAAATCATTGTCAAAGTAGTTTACCATCTCCTCTGTGGTATTACTTCCGCTAACTACTTTGAATTGAAATTTATAATATCTCTCCGATTGTAACCCATTTAACCATAGGTTGAAATAATTACCATCAGCATCACAGCTGATAAGTGAACCAGTGCTAAATGGAATTATCACATCTTCGGTTCCAGCATCAACCACAGAATAGTAAGCACCATCCTTTACAAGCTTACTTCCGCTTGGAAGATACTTAGAAGTCAAGTATTCTGAAGATGTGTTATTATAAGATTTAGTTGGATATCTACCTCTACCAACCAATCTAAATTTAGCCTTTGACTTCTCTTTATATTCAGGCCTTAGATTCTTCATATAAATCTGTAAGTCCTCTATTTCAGCTTTGCTAAGAGGTGATAAAGATCCTGTGTTCCATTTTGTATCGTACCATTCAACTTCTAACTTCGGTGGATAAATGGTATTTGTTTGTCTTGAAAAGAATGAAAAATTTCCTAACCTCTCTGTACTACCTTCATCTGTATTAGTATCACCATTACCAAAACTACCACTTCTTTTTACTATAAATCCTTCATTAGTATATGTACCATCCAACCAAGAGTTTACGATAGGAGTAACATCCATTCTTATGTCTCTTGTTTCGTACTCTAAAGATTGAGAACCATACACATCAGTAAACCAAGTACCACCTGAACCAGTCAAAGGTCCGTACCATTGAGTCTTATCATCAGCATTATCTAAATAGTTCCAACTAGCACCCGCATTCGTAGTTGGATTATCCGCTTTGAAACCTTCTCCTTCAGCCCAACTCTGACTTATAGGATAAGCCCAAAGAGTCTGAGTTACAGAAAGGTTAGATGGATTAGCATCGTATAGGTTCAGATAATATTTAGCATCCGTTGATATCGTTCCTCTAACTATAGATTGTGAAATCTCTGATATGTCGAATTTCAATAAAGCTCTAGATACCTTTGGATTGGTTCCAACCGCAGATAAATCCTTTCTGACTTCTAAAATCTCATCAAGTCCAGTGTTTTGACTTCCACTTTCCTGATATAATGTTGTATCTTTATCTGGAAAAATAAAATAGTGCATTAGTTACCTCCTGCTGAAGAACCGACAACCCTACCTTCGATATCGGTTGCTGGAAACTTTAGTTCAAAGCAGCTTGGGTCCATAGATGGATAGATTACACCATCCTTTGTAGCCGCTATCATATCATACATATTTCCTGAGTAACCATTGGAGGCTAAGAATTTATTTCCAATAGTTACGGGTAAACCATTTGGATTATTTTCTTCAGGTGGAACAACAGCAGAGACACCATCGGTTACTGATATCCTATAAGCTAAATCTGCTAATACTATTGGTTGTCCTATTTGCCACTTATCAATTTCAAAAAACTCTTTGACGGATTGTATTGCTCTTAGTAGAACTTCCTCTCCGTTATATCCTGTCTTTGTTATTATATTAAATTTTACATTGATGTTGATTATAAAAGCATCCTTTATATTTACAGCATCGGTAACCATTCTAAATTGAGTTAGATAGGTTTGAACGTTTTCTTTTACCGCTTGATTCAGTTGGGTTAGTTTGTTTGATGCATTATACCCAAGCAGATATAAGTTCAATGCTAATGGGTTTATGATTCTATTGTCTGAATTAGCACCTGTATCAACCACATCTAACTGACTGTCTTGTACTATATATGCTTTAGCAACATTACCATACTTTGGTGGCAAAGCGTATACTCTGGTTATATAATCTTCCTTAGTAACAGCTCTTGATTGTGCCTGAAAGTATGCTAAAGCGTTATTCTTAACTTCTACGATGTTCTCAGCCGACCTACCACCAGTTGCTGGTTGTGGATTAGTGACACCGACAGAGTTTCTTGTCTGTGCTAGTAGAGCAGAGTTTAGTCCAGCAGAATCTATCTCTACTACAGCATTCTGTACATTTGTTATGGTTGCAGCACCGACATTGTTTGATATACCACCACCATATCTATATCTTATTGTCAAAGTGGTGTTTGCTGGAGCTTGTCCATAAGCCTTTGTCTGTAAAAAGTTTGATGGGTCGAAAGCGTCTCCTAACTTTGATGGTGAGCCAGGCAAGGAAGAACCAACGGAATCAGGATTTGGTATAATCTCTTCATCAGGACTATCCGATATACCAGCACCAAACCTCATTTCAGTTCTACCATCTTCCCTAATAAATGTTGTAAATCTTCTTGATGTCTTTAATAACTTTAGTAGATATGGTGCTTGGTCTGATTGTGATGCCAAATCAGGATCTGTTTTTGTAGTATTTTCGGAATCCGTAAATACAGTATCTTGTGCTAAGAAAGGAACTTCATACCAAGTATTTCCATCACTATCCACACAAGAAATTATCTCAGTAACATCAGTATTTGCTAAAGCTATCCTTTTGTATTTTTCAGCAGCATTTATTGTAATAAATTCAGTAGTTACATTTCCACTCTGAGCTCTGACACTTTTCTTAAGTAGATAGGTTACTGGAACGTTATTACTAGATTCAAATATAGTAGTTGTCATTTGATCGTACGAAGAAGAAAACTTAAAGTTACAATCTTCCGTTGATGTAAACACCACTCCTGAATCTGATTCTATCTGTAAACCACCCTTTATATTCAAAGCATATGATAAATCAGGAGCTGTTGTGTAACTAGCTCCTGTTCCACTTGACTTAGCTGGAACTGTTTGGAAAATATCTAAGAATACGGAGGATGGCGTTGCTAGTCTTGGTTTGTATCCAAGAGCTTGAGCCATATTATATACAGTCTTCTTTTCTTCCGCATATGCTAGTAAACTTTCTTTGAATTGGTTGTCTATATAATAGGAAAGAACATCACCAACGTAACTAGCCATTTCAATAAACATCATTCCTGGTGAAGCCTCATTGAAATCATTGTAGTTGTTTGGAAAATAAACCTTAGCAAACTCTATTAGATTTGCTTTTAGAGAAGCAAAATCTTTATTTAGATACTTTACCTCTTTTACTGATTCATTTTTTGGTGCTGTATATGGCATTTACTCTCTCCAGTTATCCACCTAATCTTCTACTAAATGGTTGTCCTTCTTCTCCTGTTATAGGATCTACAAGAGAACCTAAGTCTAGTGTTATATCCTCTACTGTAGTGGTATCCGTATCTATAGAAAATACTATCGTAGGTGATAATGTATTCTCATTGTTACTGAAATTTACACTCCTTACCTTTACTGCTGGTAAAAACTCAGCAATAGATCCTCTTATCTCTTCCTCTATCGAATTCTGTGTATCATCGTTTATAGGTTCGAACACTAAGCTTAGTAAGTTAGAGCCAAAGTTAGGATTACCTAACCTCTCTCCTCTTCTTGTTAGTAGTAAATTTTTTATGTTAGATTTAGTCTGTTCTAACAAAGTCTGTGTCTGCTTGAACACTCCGTTTTGATGTGTCCCTAATGGAAGCTGTAATCCAATCAGTACATCAGGATCTAAATCATTTTGTATTACACTCATTATATCTTACCATCCTTCTTATCTAAAGCTTTCATAACACCACTATAATCTTTTGTTAGAGCTTTCATCACATCCTCAGGAACACTATCTGGATTCACACCAGCTGCTTGAGCGGTTGTAATTCCTATAGATTGTCTTTTCATTTCAGGATTACCAAATGCTCCACCACCATATCCTAACATCTCAGCCATTCTTGAAGTGTCAAATGTTTCACCACTCATTGTTGGGTACTCTTGAAATTCATCTTTCTGTGCTGTTTCATTGAGTACTTTATTCAACATAGGGTCTTTTACATAACTTACTTGTTCTTTTTGTGACTTACGTTTAGGTAACACTTCTGGCACATAATTAGAATCATTTTGTGCTTTAGGTGTCTGATATCCTTCATTTATAAATATCTTCTTTACTTCTTTTTGTACCTCACGTTTGATAATTTCTCTCAACATTTGTACCAATTTACTTTTCTTTGACATTTAAAACTCCTGTTTTATATAAATATTGTGTTGTAATAAAATCTATTATTTTTCATTACTTGAATAGTCTGTTATTGTTTATCGCTTCTAATGCTTTTACCAATTCATCCGTAGATAGACCTTTCCTTTTAGCCTTTTTGATTTGTAGTTTTAACTTCTTTTTCTCTCTAAGTAGCTTTCTTCTTTGTAACCTTATCTCCATCTGTGCAATCTTTTCGTTGAAAGTTCCAACAACTTCAGTAGCTTTTCCTGTCTTTGGGTCTACTATGTGTCCACCAGAGAATGCTATAAATTCGTTTTCTGCTGGTTGTAAAACACTTTGAACATCACCTAATGCATTTATCTCAGACCTCAACAATTCTCTCAAAATCTTTACAGAATATTGTACAGCTGCTACTACTGGATTTAGAGACATAGATATGGTGCTTGCTTTGTCTTGTGCATTAGCTACAGTCTCAGCAAGACTAGCAGCCTTTATTGCTGCTTTAACCTTTTCTCTTGTTTCTCTAGTATCAGCCCAAAACTTTTTGATTGATTCTATCGCTTCCTTAACTTTCATTAGCTTACTATAGTAGTCATTATATAATGCTTCATTCAATTCAATGGTTTCTATGTATTCATCCGTAAGTTCGTTTAGCTTAACCACTTCCTCTTGACTTTCTCTTTGTATCGCTTCTTGTAATGCTGTTGCTATGTAAGGCTTTTTGTGCCATTTTTCATGTGGCATATTTTTCTCCTATTACTCCGAATATACCTTTTTACTAAAAAGTTTCTCTTCTTCTATATATTTTGTACCCATAGAAACAACTGATTTTTTTAGACTAGAAGCAGCGCTCTGTATTTGTGCAGCACCATCTCCTTCAAATGCTTCTAAGGTATTACAAAATCCATCCAAACTCAATAATAATTCATTTACAAAATTCCTCATCTCAGTACCTCTTACGATAGGACTTTGGCTGTCTGTCTTTCCTAGACTAACCCTACCTTCTATAGTGGCTATATTTATTTCGTCTTGAGCAGTTATGTTGATATCGTTGCCGCTTTGTATGTATGTCATATCGTTAGAGTTAAAAATCAACGTATCCGATGTAATC